AAACTAATGTGGAACTTATGGAAATAGAACACCGCAACTTTTTAGATGATAACATTGGTAATTGGCATACAGTACAAAATGGTTATGTGCGTAATATCGATTTAGACATCTTAAAAATGTACGAGCATATTTATCGCAAGTATATGAGTGCAGATTTTATCTTAACAGTATGGTGCGGTAATTGTATCTTCGATATGATTAAACGATTATACACTTGGTACGAAGAACAACCTAAACCTAAAAATAAAAAAAAGAATGGCTAACTTTATACACCCTACCGCTATCATTGGAGATAACGTAATTATCGGAGACGGAAACTACATTGGTGCTTATTGTATTATTGGCGACAAAGCCGAGCATAAAAAGTTCTGGCAAAAAGAAAAAGGCAAAGTTTACATTGGCGATAACAATGTTATTACAGGACTTGTAACAATAGACGCAGGAACGGAGATTGATACCTTTATTGGTAATAATTGTTTCATAATGAAACACGCACACATTGGACACGATTGTACAATTTTAGATAATGTTACTATAAGCTGCGGAGCAAAAATAGGTGGGCATTCAATTATTGACAAAGGTGCTAACATAGGACTTAACGCAGTTCTACATCAGTTTGCAAACGTAGGAGAGAATTGTATGATAGGGGCAAGTGCTTTTGTTAAAGGAGATGCAAAACCAAATACTAAATACGCAGGAGTTCCTGCACGAGAAATTGGTTCAAACATAAGATAATGAAAGTAGCTATTTTATTACTTACACAAAATAGGCACGATTTAACGCAGCGTGTAATCAACCAAAACTTTTACAATAGCGGCTACAATGCCGACTGCTTCTTAATAGATAACGGAAGCGACAGGCACGAAACGTTTAATTATCCATTTGCCGGTTATGAGTTATCAAAAGAAAAACGAGGTATAGCGGCAGGAGTAAACGCAGGACTTAGGCTAACCCAGAATTACGATGCGGTTTGTTTATTAGCCAACGACATATTACTTCCTGAGAATTGGTTAGCTAAGTTTGTATTGTTTGCACAACGAATAGAAAAGACAGGCATAATAGGAATACATTGTGTAGAAGCATTACCACCAATAGTAGATGGTGTACATAAAGTACATACACCTTTTGGAGATAACTTTATTACTCGTGAATTAATAGACACGATAGGTGGTTACAATACCGAGTATGACCCATACGGAATGCAAGATGCAGATTACGGGGAACGTGCAACTATTACAGGCTTTACTAATTACTACCTTCCAGATATGAGGTCGGAACATATAGGACACGATGTCGGAAACGGAACGGAATATAGACGAATGAAAGACGAAAGTTTAGCAAGGGCGCAAAGCGTTTGGGAAAAATACCAAGACATCTATCACAACCAAAAGAATATAAGATGCGAATACTTTGTATAACTTCAGCTAATTCAGGAGTAGGACTGCACCGAATAATGATGCCAATAGTACACTTAGAAAAAGAATATGCACTTATTACCGATGTACTTAATGACGAACTACTTGAGCAAGGTTGGGATATTGTGCTAATGAATAGAATGCTTAACGAGATAGATGCAAAGCAAATGGACACCTGGAGAACTAAGTATGGCTTTAAGTTAGTTGTTGATAATGACGATTACTGGGAACTAAACGAAAGCCATTTATTGTATTTAAGATATAAGCTTAACAATATACCTAAACTAATTACCGACTACTTAAATATTGCAGACCTATGCACCTGCACTCACGAAAGGTTAGCAGCTGAGATAAACTCATACAATAAGAACGTTCACATCTTACCAAACGCATTACCTTACGGACAAGAGCAGTTCCAGGATAACAAGACCGAAGATTACAAGGTTAGATTATTTTGGAGCGGTAGCGGAACGCACGAGAGAGATTTAGAAATACTTAGGCAGCCTTTTAAAAGGTTACAAGGTATGAATATAAGAACAGTTATAGCAGGTTACAATGACGGGGAGAAACCTATATGGGATAAAATGATAGATGCGTTCACTTGCGGACTAAAGCTTAACCCTACTATCTACAACTATGCAAAGGTCACGGAATATATGGGTGCTTATACGGATAGCGATATTTCAATTATACCATTGGTAGATAACAAGTTCAATGCTATGAAGTCAAATTTAAAGGTATTAGAAACGGCTGCTAAAAAGAACCCTGCCATAGTTAGCCACGTCAATCCTTACTTAGATATGCCCGTGCATTACGTTAAAAGCCAGAAAGATTGGTACAAACATATTAAAGATTTAGTAAGCGATGCGGATATGCGAAAGGAAAGCGGACAGAAGTTGTTTGAGTTCTGCCAAAAGAAGTATAACTTTGACGAGATAAATTTAGACCGAAAGTATATTTATAGTAAACTATGCCAGTAATAAAATGCTCTAACGGCAAATATAGAATAGGCTCAGGCGGTTGCGTTTACGATACCGAGGAGAAGGCAATGCAAGTTTGGAAGGCTATTCTTGCAGGTGGCAAGTTTGCCGAAAGCTATACCGACTATCCTGAAAGTGCAACTAATAACGCAAAAAGGGCAATAGAATGGGCAGATAAAAATGGTTGGGGTTCTTGCGGAGAAGCAACAGGTAAAGCAAGAGCAAGGCAGTTGGCAAATCGTGAGCCGATTAGTAGAGATACGATTGCCCGTATGGCTTCCTTTAAAAGACATCAGCAACATAAAGACGTGCCTTATAGTGAAGGTTGTGGCGGTTTAATGTGGGACGCTTGGGGCGGAACTTCTGGTGTTGAATGGGCTATTAATAAGTTAAAAGAGATAGACGGAAAATAATTTGCATAGTTAATTTTTTTAAACAATTATTATTAATCAACGAAAAAAATTAATGGGGAAACTATGCAGAAACACACACAAATTTATTTGCAGGGAATGGGGTATAAAAAAACGGACTTCATTCCTTGCGAAGTGTGTGGCTCACAAGCGGTAGACATACATCATATTGAGGCGAGGGGAATGGGTGGAAGCAAAAAGGCAGACACGATAGAAAACCTTATGGGTTGTTGTAGACAATGCCATATTAAATACGGAGATAAAAAACAATATAAAGAGTTTTTAAAAGACATACACGCAAAGAATTATGGCAAAGGGTAACGAGAATAAAAACAAAATTAGCTTTGGTAAACGCAAAAGAGGTTCTGCAAAGAAGTCCTTTAATAAGCATACGCCAAGAGAAAAAGCTTATAGAGGTCAAGGCAGATGAGAAAACTAAATGCTATATGGCTTCTCCTAACCCACAAAGCTTACTTCCTTGCGGTATGTAAGACGGGTAAAAACGGAGACGATATGACCACGATAGGACACTACACCTATGCAATGGCAGAAACCCTAATTAACAAACATATAGCAGACGTAGATACATACCTCGACCAAGAAGATGCTTTAGACGAAGCAAACGATATAATAAACGGCATACTATGATACAAAACGTACCAATCAACACAGTAAAAGCAAACCCTAACAACCCCAGGATAATTAAGGATGATAAGTTTGCAAAGCTTGTAAAGTCAATTAATGAGTTCCCACAAATGCTAAACCTTAGACCTATCGTAGTTAATGACGATATGGTTGTGCTTGGTGGCAATATGAGATTAAAGGCTTGTAAGGAAGCAGGACTTAAAGAGATACCTATTATCAAAGCAAGTGAATTAACCGAGCAGCAACAAAAGGAATTTATAGTTAAGGATAACGTAGGCTATGGCGAGTGGGATTGGAACGACCTTGCTAATAATTGGGATGCAGAGCAGCTACAAGATTGGGGATTAGATATACCAGGTTTTGATGCCGAAGTTATAGAAGCCGAGGAAGATGATTTTTCAGTTCCAGACGGGGGAATAGAAACCGATATAGTATTAGGAGATTTATTCGAGATAGGAGAACACCGATTGCTTTGTGGAGATAGTACGGATAGCGAGCAAGTAGCAAAGCTAATGAACGGGCATAAGGCTGATATGGTATTTACAGACCCACCATATAAACTTGAAACAGAAGGCGGGTATAAAGGAAGTATAGGGGAAGGGTTAAAAAAACAAGGAGATAGCATAGAGTTTATATCAAACTTTGAACCAACTGAATTTTTACAAGTGCTTCCTTTAATATTTGATAAAAATAAATTAAACGCTTACATATTTTGCAATAAAGAACTATTGCCAGATTATTTAGTTTGGGCAAGAGATAGCGGATATTCTTTTAATGTTTTAATTTGGAAAAAGCCTAATGCGATACCAATACGAGATTCACATAGACCAGATATAGAATATTTGCTTTTATTTAGGAAGTCAGCTATTTGGAATTATGGGTTAGCTGATGTTAATTATTCAAGATGTTTAGAATTTGGTAGAGAAACAGGATTACACCCAACTATGAAGCCTATTGAATTAATAGCAAATGAAATGAAGATAAGCTCTAATCTAAATAGTTTAGTATTTGATTTCTTTTTAGGCTCTGGTTCAACAATGGTAGCTTCACATCAATTAAAAAGGAAGTGCTACGGAATGGAACTTGACCCTAAATATTGCCAAGTTATAGTAAACAGGATGCGTAAACTTGACCCAACATTAGTTATTAAAAAGAACGGAGAACCAATTTAAAAACAGCGAAATTACAGCGATGCCTAATCCACAAAATATAGAGCCATACAAAATGCAGAAGGGGGAAACATTGAACCCAAACGGCAGACCCAGGAAGTATGTAAGCCTACTTAAAGAGCAAGGCTATAAACTTGCTGAGATAAACGACACCATACAAGCTATGATGTCAATGGACTTAGAGGAACTTAAAACAGTATGGGATAATCCGAAGGCAACAATACTTGAAAAGACAATAGCAGCAGCTATGCGTAAGAGCTTAGAGAAGGGCAGCCTTTATAGTTTAGAAACTTTGCTTACCCGTGTTTATGGTAAACCTAAAGAACAGATGGACATACAAACAGATAACAGAATAGAGATAGTATTTGTAGACGGCAAGACAATTCTTTAATGCGGATAGAACTACCTAACGGACATATAAACCAAAAGAAGATACTTGACTGCGAAGCCAGGTACATTGTTGTTATGTGTGGTCGAAGGTTCGGCAAATCGGAGTTAAGCCAAATCAAATGTATTACAACTGCAATCAAAGGCGGACAGGTAGCTTACATAACCCCTACCTATAAATTGGCTAAGGTATTCTTTGAGAAGTTATGCAATAGCCTTCCGTTCCCTAATAACAAATCGGACTTAAACATTAGCTTCCCGAATGGTGGCAAGGTAGAGTTCTTTACAGGGGAACGCTTGGATAACTTAAGAGGGCGCAAGTTTAACCTGGTAATAGTTGACGAGGCTTCCTTTATACCTAACCTTGAAGATGGGTGGCTAAACTCGATAAGACCTACCTTAACGGACTACAAAGGTAAGGCTATATTTTTAAGCACCCCTAAAGGTAAAAACTACTTCTTTAGTTTGTTTAGCAAAGCCGAACCCGATTGGCAAAGCTTTAAGTTTACTACATACGATAACCCTTACATTGACCCACAAGAAATAGACGATGCCCGTAGGCAATTACCCGAGGTTGTATTCGAGCAAGAGTATATGGCAAACCCTGCGGAGAACGCAGCAAACCCTTTTGGTAGCCAACACATTCGCAAGTGCTTACACCCAGTAACAACAATGCCGATTGTAGCTTATGGAATTGATCTGGCGAAGTCGGTCGATTGGACAGTTATCATAGGCTTAGACGAAGACGGGAATGTGGCTTATTTTGACCGCTTTCAGATGGATTGGCACAATACTAAGCAAACTATACTTAGGCTGCCTAAATGCCCTATCCTTGTCGATAGTACGGGGGTTGGCGACCCTATCCTTGAGGACTTACAAAGAGAAGGGGTAATGATACAAGGCTTAAAGTTCACAAGTTCGAGTAAACAACAACTTATGGAAGGCTTACAGGCTGCAATACATCAAGGGAAGATTGGCTATCCTGAGGGTATAATAAGCCAGGAGTTAGAAGTATTTGAATATATGTACACGGCAACGGGGGTAAAGTACTCCGCACCTTCAGGCTTCCACGATGATGCCGTAATGGCTTTAGCTTTGGCTTGGCAGAACTTTAGCCTTAAGCGTGGCACGGGTAGGTACAACTTCCTATAATTTACCGCTTATCCTTGATATTTGCCGTTCATCACAATTTTAAAAAAAAGTTTGCCCATTTGATTGTTGAATGTTAAAAGGTTGTAGATTTGATCTATCAATTAACCACAAAACATTTTTTATGCAAAACTTCACTCTAAGATTCGGTAAGTACAAAGGTCAACAATTTTTAAGCACTCCTACTTTTTACCAACAATGGCTACTAAAGCAAGATTGGTTTAAAGTACCTGCTCAACTAACCGAAGTAGAAAAAGCATCTAAGCAAATTAGCCAATTAAGCGGTCAGCTAAAAGGTTGGAATGGCTACTCTTCAAAAGGTGCAGCTATTTACGATTCTCTTTTTGATGCAGAGGTGGCATTAGACCAAGCAGTAGAGAATGAGAGAAAGTACTTTGGTATGAACGAAGAAACCAAACGTGCAGAGATGGATTGGGAATATGCTGAAATTTCTGCCTGCAATATGGTAGATGATTACTATAATAATTAAATAACTCAGGGGTGCGACTGACCAACGCACAATTTAACCAATTAAACCAAACACAATGAAAAAAGAAACCGCACAACTTTTAGCCGTATTTTTAGTAGCTTGTTACCTTATAGGGCAACTTCAAGACATCTACTCAAAATGATCTACACTATTTGCCTTCTGCTAATTGCAACAGGTTTTGTAATGGCAGCATTATTTGACTACACAATTAAAAACTATGACCCAAAGCACAAAAGAATATATAGACAAGTATTACGCAAGTGAGCCTATCAGCATAATGATGACTAACATTGATGCGACTTACTTAGAGATACTTACTTACTGCCAAGAGAAAGGTTACGAACCTGCAAAGCGTAGGTTAAGAAGTCCAAAACATAAGTCAAAAATTGGCTTTTTTGACATTGAGAACTATAAGCCTGAAACAATATAAAATTAGAAATATACTTCTAATTAATTAAAAACAAGCTATTTAAAAACAATTATTCAATCAAATTAGAAATATAATTACAAAAACAAATAACCTATGAAAACA